GCCGTCAGAAGCAAGCTCAGCGAGATGGCGGAAAAGGCCGCTAAGATGGTGACGGAGGGAGCATTTCCCGGCGCGAAGCGCGATGACTTCATGACCATGTGAGATCCTTCCATATACCGTATGTCTCCGACATAAGAGGCCTGTAGATCAAAAGCGCCATCGATGCCGGTTTGTTCCTTGCGCCTGATCACATGCATGTTAGAGGCAGCGGCAGATATTCTGCGGCGTTGCGAAGCGCCCGGCGGCCTCTTGCGGCTGGGGAGTGGCGCCTTGCCGTTTCGAGGCACTCACCAATAGGAAAGTATCGTGAGGTCGAGTCGGCGGCGGCGGCCGCGATTGGAAGGCTGCAAATCAGATAAGCGGATGTCGGCAGCCGTCACTGCCGCTAACGGTAATTGAGATTTTCGTCCCGGGCGCCAATGGGGCAACCGCCAGTTGATTGGTCGGATATAGGGCGAGGCATCAGCACCGGATCGGGGCCGGCTGATTGCCGGGCCATGATGGCGTCCATCGGGGAAAGCGATGAAATCCGTCAACCTGTTGGAAAGTATGGTGGACCCGATCAAAGTGCAGAAAGGCATTTTGATTAGCGGGTTAGCCACGCAAACCGGGCCGCCGGCCGACACTGAAAACAATAGACATTTTTTCGAAACGGCAAACCTGCTTTCAACCGCTCGCTTGCCCGCCGGCCGTCCTACCGCTTACCGACTGCCAGTAGAGTGCGATGTCAGCAGGCTCGGGAATGTCTACCGGGCAAACCCAGATCAATCGATGGCGAAACCTCAGCGGTGCGAGAGCGGCGCAATGATTGTGTGCCTGGCGTGGCGCGGTAGCGCGCTTACGGCCGATGCTGACCCTGCGACCGTACTGAACTGTGTGCAAAACGCAGATGGAGAGATCGTGAACGCGGCCCTTCCACCCTAAACCCTCCAACCCTCCAAGACTGTCCAGACCGCAATGCGTTGAATTGATTAGAGCCTGGAGAGTTTGGAGGGTTGGAGGGTTTTCCCACACCTGCATATGCGTAGGGGTGTGTGTGTTCTACGTATAAATACCTTCCATAACTATCCAACTATCCAAGAAGTACAAGAAAACAAATGAAGACAAATGCTTAAGAGGTTTCGGATGCTCCAAACAACTCTCCACAACCCTCCAAACCCTCCAATGCCTTTGGGTCCTTCCCCTTTCTGGGTAATGCGGGCAACCAATGAGAGGGAGTTCACCAGTAAGACGGCTCAACGGAGCCTAAAGTTGAGGATCAATCTCTACGGGACGGACTTAAGCTATGCAGCCTACGCAGAACAATGAATCGACACCCGGCGCCGGTCGGTGGCTGGTCAGCAAAACCGAGTTCGCGAAGATGCGCGGCATCACGGCGTCGCGCGTCTCGCAATTAATCGCTGATAAGCGCCTGCATGGGTCGGCCCTTGTTGGCGAAGGCGTGAGGGCGCGCATCGATGTCGAAACAGCGAACGAACAGCTAGGCGGAAGCCTGGACCCGCTTCAGCAGATCGCACAAGGGCGTCCGGTAGACACGGGCCTGCGCGCCTCGGCGTTTGGCCATATCAGCAACGACAACCAGCGGATACTCCAGGCCAAGGCGCTGCAGGCAGAAATCTCCGTCCGCCAGGCACAGCGCGAGGAAATGGAGCGGACTGGCGTCTACTGCCTTGCCGAAGACGCAAAACGCGCCTGGTCGCGCGAGATGGCGGATCTGCTGACGGCGATCGAAAGCTGGATGACGTATCTCGGCGCTGCCCTCAGCCGCGACATGGGGATTGATCAAAAGCAGGCCACGATTCTGCTCCGCAGCGAATGGCGAGCTTTCAGGACGCGCCGCGCCGATCTGGCGACAAGTGCAGCTGCCGAACTGCCGGATCTAGTTCCGGAACAAGGGGGCAGCGATGTATGACGGCCCATTCCTCACAAATCCCTACAAGCTCGCCGCGCTGGTACAGGCAGAAGCTATGGCGCCGCCGCCGCCGATCGACCTGCGGCGCTGGGCCTGCGACCATGTGAAGTTCGGCAGCGAAAGCCAGTTTGAGGGGCCGTACAACCCCGACCTGTTTCCAGAATTCAATCGCATTTTGGAGGTGTTGGGGCCTGAACATCCCGCCCGGATCGTTGTCATCATGAAGTCCGCTCAGATCGGCGGCACTGTCTTGGCTCAAATCTTCCTTGCCGGGTCGCTGGCTCTCGACCCGTGTCCCTTCCTGTATGTTCATCCGACCACCGATAATGCCATCAGATGGGTAAAAACAAAATGGCGCGCGATGGTGCGCCAGACGCCGGCGCTCATGCGGCTGTTCCCGCAAACGACTTCGCGTGATGGCAATAACAGCATGCTGTATCAGGAGCGGGCTGATGGTCGCGGTTCCCTGCTGGTGAGCGGCGCCAATTCGGAAGCGTCCCTGTCGATGGTGTCGATGAAACGCCAGGTGCAGGACGATCTATCCAAGTGGGAAATGAACAACGCCGGCGACCCGGAAGGGCAAGCCGATAGCCGGTCTGAGGCGTTCGAATGGGCCAAGGTACTAAAAAACAGCACGCCGCTGCTGAAGGGCTGCCGCATCAGCCGAAACTACGCGTTGTCCACACAAGAGCGCTATTACCTGCCCTGTCCGCATTGCGAGCATGAGCATCCGCTCGAATGGGAAAACTTCTTGGCCAACATTGATGAAGATGATCCGGATTCGGCGTTCTTCACCTGTCCAGCTTGCGGTTGTGTGATCGAAAATCATCACCTTGGAGACATGAAGCGTCGGGGCCGGTGGGTCGCAGAGAATCCAGGCGCGACGGCTGTCGGCTTTTACCTGTGGTCGGCTTATTCGCACTTGTCGAGCTGGAAGCGCATTCGCGAAAAATGGCTCCGCGCCAAAGGTGATCCGAAATCAGAGCAGACATTCCTCAATGATACTGTGGGCTTGCCATACGAGGCGGCCAGTGAAAGCCCACCGTGGGAAGAAATCAAAGCCCGTGCCGATGTCACGGGGCATCAACGCGGCGTCATCCCCGTTGGCGGCCTGCTGCTGACCTATGGCGTTGATTGTCAGAGCGATCGCGTCGAATGGCATCTGAGGGCCTATGGCAAGGACCTGTGGTCGGCGACCGTCGATTACGGCGTTATCGATGGTCACATTTCCGAATCCGACACGATGAAAACGCTCGACGCGCTGATTGAGCGCGTCTGGCCTGACAGTTTCGGAAATCGGCGCGGCGCTAATTTGATGGCGATCGACGGCAATGCTTGGACGGAGGATGTCTTCACCTGGGTAAAGCGGCATCCGTCGAGCCGCGTCATCATGGTGCGCGGTATCTCCTCGGATCAGGCGCCGCTGCTGGCCCGCGTAAAGCGCGAACGCACTTTGGCCGGCGATCTGAAAAAATATGCGCGCCGGTTCTTCAACGTCGGCGTCAGCCCGTTGAAGATGTCGCTCTACAAAAACATTGCCAAGAGTGACCCCTTGGCGCGTGGATTCGTCGCTTTCCCGCGTGGCATGGAAGATGACTTCTACCAGCAGCTCTGCGCGGAGCGCCGTGAGGCGGTCCGCAAGCGTGATGGTTCGGTCGAATACCGCTGGACCAAGGATGCGGCACAGCGGAATGAGGTGTTGGATACCGCGCTCTATGGGGACGCCGCTGCGATCCGTCTCGGCTGGCGCACTATCAGCGACCCCGATTGGGATAGCCTAGCTGAGAAGCTGGAACAGCCGCCCAAGGAGCAGCAGCAGGATCTGGAAGACCTGTTGTTACCGGGTGCTGCCCATCGGTTGCTGGACACTACCTCACGGTCTAACGAAATGAGGGACGCCACGGGCAGCAATCAGGAAACGCCTGGGGTCATTCGGTCAAAGTGGATGACGCGTTGACAAGCTGCCGGCGCGCATAGCGCGCCGGCTAGGGCCAGCGAGATGCCTAGGGAGGCCCGCCGCTGCGGGCAATTGAAGCCAGTTTCACGGGAAACTGTTTCACTCCCCCACGGTTGCGAACGGCCATAAAAAGATGCTTTAAATATAAAATGCTATTTGCTATTTTAATTCGTCCCCAGGGAGGTACGAGCCGTGAACTTCGATATCAACGATCTGTTTTTTCCGCGTTTTACCCAGCCGGAAGTTCTCGCTGTAAGTGGACTTCGGCCGGACACGCTCCAGACCTGGATAAATCGGCAGATCATCAAACTGGACGCACCGAGCCCTGGAAGTGGCCGGCGGCGGCTGTATTCGATGATTCACATCATCCAGCTAACCATCATGGCTCGGCTGCACGGAACTTATGGGATCACGCCCACCTCGGCCGCCAGGCTGTCTCTAGAGGCTCTTACCCAACTGGCGGTTCACGGCACCGCTGATCGTCAGGCTGTTATGGTGCTGACGCGTCACCGAATCGTTTTCGAGGAGAACGGCAAGGTAATCCGGGTCGAAGAAGGAGACCTGACCCCGTCATTTTTTACGGGCTCGCCGGACACTATCAGCTTAACGGATTTGGCTCGCATCAGTGGATCAGTAAAGAACGCCGAGACCGGCTTTATTGACGGTGCTGATTCCATGTTGATCTTCAGGATGGGCGAAATCATCCATTCCGTTATCGCTCAGCTCTCTGCGATCGAGAGCGAAGATGCTTAGCAAAATCCTGCACCGGATCAAATTTCCGAGCATGTTTCGTCGCTTCGAGGCTGCCGGCGGCGGGCGCCGCTGGGCAAACACGCCGACAATCTCCAACGTCAACGCGGCCATTCTGGCGAGTAATACCACGGTCCGCGATCGTGCGCGCCCGAATGTCTTCAACAACGGCTGGATTTCGAACGCCGTTAATACGTATGTCGCGAATATGATCGGGACCGGCATCGTGCCGCAATCGCAGCACGATGTTGAGGCCACTCGGGCGGCATTGCAGCGGTTGTTTCTCGACTGGACCGACTATGCCGATCTGAGTGGCCTGACGGATTTCTACGGACTGCAGGCGCAAGTGTGCCGGGCGTCTTATGTCGATGGTGAGTGCTTCGTCTGGATGCGGCCGATCGGCAAAGGCCGCGTCCCTCTTGGCCTCACGCTTGTCAGTGCCGATCAGGTAGATGCGAGCCTGACTCGCGAATTGACCGGCGGCGGCCGGATTGTCGCCGGCATTGAATTCGACGCCAATGGCGCCCGCGTCGCCTATCACGTCTTTAAGCAGGCGCCCGGGGAAGCCTTTGCAACCAGCCTGGAAACGGTCCGTATTCCCGCCGCTGACATGCTGCATGTCTTCATTCCCGAAACGATCGGGCAGGTGCGCGGTATCTCGCGCCTCGTTTCGATCCTGCTGCGGTTGAAGGAAATTGATGGGTACGAGGATGCCCAGCTAGTGCGGCAGAAAGTATCTGCGCTTTTCGCAGGATTCATCACTGATACCGATGGAACTGTTGCCGGATTAGATGGCCAGAAGATCGGTGGCATATTGGACACGGGTTTAGAGCCCGGCGTCCTTAAAGTCCTACCCCAAGGCGCGGATATCAAATTCTCAGAACCGGCCGAGGTCGGTGATGTTGTGCAATTCCTGCAACTTCAGCTGCGCGCTGTGGCCGCCGGAATGGGCGTCACCTATGAACAGCTGACCGGTGATTTGACGGGCGTCAATTATAGTTCGATCCGCTCCGGCCTGTTGGAATTCCGCCGCCGCATCGAACAGATTCAGCATGCGGTGATCGTCTATCAAATGTGCCGGCCAATCTGGCAGCGTTTCGTCACCCTGGCCGTTCTGAGCGGCGCCATGCCTGCGCCCGATTTCGAAGCCAAGCGCAGCACCTACCTATCCGCCAAATGGATCACGCCCGGTTGGCCCTGGATTGATCCAGAAAGCGATGTGAAGGCGGATGCGACTGCCGTGCAGGCCGGCTTTAAGAGCCGCAGCGAGGTCATTGCTGCCCGTGGCTACAACGCCGAAGACGTGGATAGCGAGATCGCCAGCGACAACGCCAGGGCGAAGAAACTTGATCTGACCTTCACCGCGCCTGCGCCAAATCCCCCGGCAGCCGCCCGCAAACAAGGGGTTTCTGATGCTCAATAGGACGCAACTTCTCACCCGTTCCAGCCATGCAGCCCTTATGACGCGCAGGAACGCCGACGCGCCACAATCCATCGACCTGAAGGCCCGGACTGTGCGCCTGGTATGGAGCACGGGCGCCGACGTGCAGCGCGCCGATTACGAGGGACCATTCATCGAGCGGCTATCGATGCAGGACCGGGCCGTTGATCTCTCGCGCCTCATCGGCGCGCCCTTGCTTGATTCCCATCAGCAGCGGGAATTGCGCAACGTGCTTGGCACCGTCACCGAGGCCGGCATTGAGAACGGCGCGGCCTGGGCAGTTGTCAAAGTGTCGGAGCGAGCCGATGTCGAGCCGATTTGGAAGGATATCGTCGCCAACATCATACGCAATGTTTCGGCTGGGTACACCGTGCAGGAATGGGAACTCGGCACCGATGCCACAACCGGGCAGCGCACCAAGACGGCCGTCAAATGGACGCCCATCGAACTTTCCCTAGTACCTGTCGCGGCGGACCCTGCAGCGACAACCCGTAATGACCCTTTGGAGAATGACATGAAAGTCACAGCAACCAATTTGCCGGCACCGAATCCCAATGTGCAGCCGGGCACTGCCGCCGTCGTCGTCGACCCCAACCCGCCGGCGCCGACCAATGACAACCGGGCACAAATCAATGCAGAGATCCGGTCCATCGGCCAGCTCGCCGGGCTGGATACGGCTTTCACCGATGGCTTGATCGATCGCAGTGCCACGGTGGACCAAGCCCGCGCCGCGGCGTTTGGGGAAATGCAGCGCCGCTCCAGCATGCAGGTCAATACGCAGCGCGTGACAGTCGGTTTCAGTAACGATGATCCGGCAGTCCGCCGCGAGCGGATAGCTGAAGGGCTTGCCCATCGCATGAGTCCGGGGCTGGTCACGCTGACCGATCCGGCCCGGCCTTATGCGCATTTCACCATCGCCGATATCGCTACCGAGCAGTTGCGGCAGCGGGGCGAGCCCGTCACCGGCATGTCGCGCCATGAATTGATCACTCGGGCCATCACGACCGGCGATTTACCGCTCCTGACGCAATCCAGCGTCAATCGCGTCGCGCGTGAACGCTACAAGATCGCACAGTCGCCCCTAAAGGCGCTGGGCCGCCAGGCTAAGGCTGTCGATTTCCGCGCCAAAACGGCGGTCCTAATCGACGGCAATCTGAAGCCCGAGACGGTGAATGAGCAAGGCGAATACAAGTCCGGACGCTTGGTGCAGGGCGGAGAAACCTACGCGGTCAAGAAATACGGCAAAACGCTGTCGGTCACGTTGGAAGCCCTGGTCAATGACGATCTGGGCCTGTTCAACCGCATCACCATGATGATGACTGACGGCGCGACGGCGACCGAATCAGACCTGTTGGCACAGACCATCCTGTCCAACCCTGCAATGTCGGACGGCAAGGCCGTCTTCCACGCTGATCATGGCAATCTGGCGGGTGCAGGCACCGCGCTTGATGCCGAAAACCTCAGTGTCGGTCGCAAGGGTATCCGCGACCAGACCTCGCCGGCCGGCTATCCGCTCAATCTGGCCCCCAAATTCCTGTTGGTTGGGTCGGCGCTGGAAACGGACGGCGAGAAAGTCCTGGCGGCAATCCAGCCGACAACCACCGATGACGTCAATCCGTTCTCGGGAAAGCTGACCCTGGTGGTGGATTCCCGCATCACCGGTAAGCAGTTTTATCTGTCAGCCGACCCGGCATCGATTGACGGCTTCGAATGGGCTTATCTGGAAGGCGAGGAAGGGCCGCATATCGAAACGCGCCAGGGCTGGGAAGTTGACGGCATCGACTTCAAATGCCGGCTCATCTTCGGTGCCGGCTGGATCGACTATCGCGGCTGGCACAAGAATCCGGGCCTCTGATCATGGCAACGCTGGCCGAACTGATCGCCCGCCGCGACGCGCTTTTGAGTGTGCGCGCAGCGGGTACGCGCGAGGTCGAATACGATGGAAAACGCATTGTCTACCGCAGTGACGCGGAGATAGCGACGGCCATCGCGGATATCGAGCGGCAGATCAGCCAGGCCAGCGGCGCCGGACGCATCAGCACCGTTTACATCAATTCTTCGAAGGGAGTTTAGTCATGCAGAATTTCGTGCAACCGGGCAATGTCGTGCCACTGGCCGCGCCCTATGATGTCGCGAGCGGCGACGGTCTTTTGGTCGGTTCCATCTTTGGCGTGGCCACCAACGCCGCCAGCAATGGCACCATTGTCGAAACTAAACTGGTCGGTGTCTACGATCTGAAAAAGAAAACCACCGACCTCATCGCGGCCGGCGCCGTCGTCTACTGGGACAACACCGCCAAGCAATGCACAGTTACCGCGACAAGCAACACGCTAATTGGTGCAGCAACGGAGGCGTCCGGCAGTGGGGCCACCGCTGTTCGCGTCAGACTGAACGGGCACTTCACCGCTTGATATCCGGCGCCTGCTCCTTGCGGGCGATGCGGCCCGTCCAATAACGGGAAGCGAGATGCCTGGCGCCGCCGACAGTTGGGAATCTCAACGCCTGTCGGAGGGAAAGGCTCAAATCTCGCAAGGCCGCGATTTCTACTATGTGGATTTAAGGAGCATGACGTGGAGCCAGGACCGAAAATAGAGATTCTAGCACCACCCCTGAGCGTACCTCAGAATCGCTTGATCGCTCTGCCGCGTCCGTTCTCCGACTACCGCATCGATACCGAGATGCCGGCCGGCATGACAATTGAAGAGATGCTGATCGCATCGAAGATAGATCCCACGCTGCTTCGCTTCGCCCATGTTTGGCTGAGTGATCCGAACGATCCGGTGAAAGATCCTGTACATATCCGCCGTGAGTATTGGCATTTAGTGCGACCGAAGCCGGGCATTGTCATCACGCTGCGAGCCGCCCCGATGGGCGGTGGTGGTGGCAAAGGTGCTTTAGGCATCGTGCTACGCGTCGTCGTGGTTGTCATTGCGGCGGTCGCCACGTGGTATCTCGGCGGCGCCGGGGGGCCGTTGGTGCTGGCTGGAATGTCCACGGCTGCCGCAGCTGCGACTGCATCGGTTGCCGGCGCCGCAATCGGCATGACCGGCGCCCTGAATATCGCCCGGTCCCTTCCCCCTCTTGCACAAGGAGCTGTCACATGACGATGCTGGCGGTGACCATTTCCAAAGACGGTGCGGTGCTATCGCAGGATAGCTGGATTTACGAAGTCAGTGGCGATTACCACGCCCGCGCTGCGGGCCTTGGCGTGACGCGCGACACCGCCGAATCGGCCGCGTCATGCTATGTCGGCGGCGGCAATCCGGATTCTATCGTGGTGCTGGGGCAAAGCTTGAAGATCCTGGCCGTCCCGCGCTTCCGCATGGCGATCGCCGGCACTGGTTCTTTCCGCATGCTGAGCGGCTGGTATTTCAATCTGTCCGGTGTGCCGACCGGCGATATCACCGCGTTGAATGAAAAAACGCCGGCCGCGCTGCGGCAGTTGCGCGACGAATGGAAGATCGCCGAGGCAGCCGTCATCATCCATGCCGGCTATTCGCCCGCCCGCCAGGCGGGTTGCGGTTTCGCCTATGCCAGCTCGGATGATTTCGAGCCGCAGGAAATCGCAATCGGCGAAACAATTGCTCCCGCGCCAGATCCCAATGAATCCGACTATGCCGCGATCCGTGAGCTTTACGAGCAGGCCAATCGCGGCGAGCGCATTGCCGATCTGCACGCCGCCCTGATGGCACAGCAGCGCAGGGCTTTCCTGGCGGGCATGCTGGCCGCCGCGATGCGATCGAGATCAGGACGGCGGCATGACCAATTTGACCCGAATCCGGAAGCGCGATAATATGTGTTTCGGTGCTAGTAACACCTTTGCTAAATACGTAGGCGGTCCCCGCCCCGAAAGCCACGCGGGTATTTTTATGCCCGGATTCCGCGTTTGTCGGGAGTGCGACGGATACAAGACCCGAAAGGGGAAGAAGTCCGCAGGGTCCTACGTCCCTGTTACTAGCTCCCGGCGCCAGCGCCGCTCGCTGGCATGTGGCCTAGTAAGCCGAAACGTAGGAGAAGCCGTCATGAACGGTATTGACCGCCGCGCGCTGCTGCGCGGCCTTGTGAGCCTGCCCGTTATCACCCCAGCCTTGACCCTGCCAGCCGCCGCCAGCGAGGCCTCGCGCCCCGATCTGGACGGGTTCGGGATGATCTATCTCGACGGTAGAGCGGTCTACTTCGACAGCAATGATTATCTGCTGCCGGCGGGTAGCCAGGCGCTGGTGATCGCCGATGGCGGCCGAAGCATTGCCAGCCGGCAGATCAGCGAGAATCCGCTCCATCGGCCACGCTACAGCCAGCGGCGCGGCAACATAGATATCGGCGATCCGTTGGGCGGCGGCTATGCCTGTATCGCTGACGTGCCGATTATCGGCCGTGTGTTGAAAGGCTGACCCTCATGGGCAAGGTCACGGTGAAATTGCCCGGTCGCCGCCCCCAGGCATTGCCCATGAACCTCCCGCCGCGCGGTTTGCGGCGGGAGGAAGCTGCCGAATATATCGGTGTCTCGGTTGGCAAGTTTGATGAGATGGTCACTGACGGCCGGATGCCGCAGCCAAAACGCATTGATGCCCGCAAGGTTTGGGATCTCCGCGCCGTCGATCGTGCATTTGATGCGCTCGGCAGCAGTGCTGACGATGAATTTAACGAATGGGATGAGGTCGCCAATGACCAAGCTCCGTCTCAAATACGTGCATAGGTTCCGCGACCGGCACGGCAAGGTCCGGCATTACTTCCGGCGGCGCGGCTTCAAAGATCAACCGTTGCCGGGGCTGCCCGGCTCGGAGGAATTCATGACGGCTTATCAGGCGGCGCTCTCCGGTGACACGGCCCCGCCTTTGGCAATTGGTGCTACTCGCAGTAAGCCCGGTACCGTGGCGGCCTTGGTGGCCGCCTATTTTGGCTCTGCGGCTTTCCTGGGGCTGGCGCCGTCCAGCCAGGCCACCTATCGCAACATCATCGAGCGGTTCAGGGCGGATCATGGAGAGAAACGGGTTGCCCTGATCAAACGGCGGCATATCGCTATCATGCTCGGCAAAAAGGCCGGGACCCCGGGCGCTGCCAATAGCTGGCTGAAGAAAATGCGCGGATTGATGCGCTTCGCCATGGAGCAGGATCTGATTCGCGAAGATCCGACCCTCGGGGTGGTGCCGGTGCGGTCCCGTTCGGACGGCTTCCATACCTGGTCTGAGGAAGAAATAGCTACCTACGCGGCGCATCATGCCCCAGGGACGCCCGCGAGGCTCGCCTTGGCCCTTTTGCTCTATACCGGCCAGCGGCGCTCCGACGTGGTCAAGATGGGCCGGCAGCACGTCCGCAAGGGCGTTCTCAGCATCCGCCAGCAGAAGACGGGCAATATGGTGGATATCCCGATCCATCCGGACCTGCAGGCCATCCTCGACCAGCTGCCAGCGGATGACCTCACTTATCTCAGAACGAGCTTTCGGAAGCCGTTTACGTCACCCGGCTTTGGCAATTGGTTTCGGGCTCGGTGCAACGAGGCCAAATTGCCAAAGCATTGCTCAGCCCATGGATTGCGCAAAGCGGCATCCCGCCGCCTGGCGGAAGCCGGGTGCACGGCCAATGAAATCGCCGCCATTACCGGCCATCAATCACTACGTGAGGTTGAGCGGTATACCCGTGCATCTGACCGGAAAGGGCTGGCCGATCGGGCAATGAAAAAGCTCAAAGATAGAACATGA